AGGCTGGCCAAGAGTGGACTTGAGCTGCTGGATAAGCTCGGACTTCTTGGGAATGAGCTTATCGGGTATACGCTCGAGGTAACTGATAATATCGAGAGTACCGTCACGACGCAGGTTATCCAGAGTCTGCACGACAGCAATCTCGGAGAAGTAAGTGGTCGCGCCGACATCGACTCGGATGTTCAGCCACAGGTGCTTGAACTGGGAGAAGTCGAACTCTTCCATAACCTTGCGAACCACACTGCGGGTCTGCATCATTCCCGTCATCGGGTCAATCATGGGCATACCGTCAGGACCAGTTACTATCTCGGTGAACTCTCGGTCGCGGATGATAGGACGCTTGCCGTAGTAGGTGCCCATCATATCCAGCAGAATTGCGCCACAGTCCTCAATCCACTCGTGGAAGTTTGCTCTCGGGTTTTCAAGAGGCACCTCGGAGTTGGACTGGAGCACCATCAGCGCGGAGGTGTTGTCGGGCTTAACAGAGCCCATCTGAACGTCGGTCGCGCCGAGACACTCCTTGGTGAGCTGTATGGCCTTGTCGATAGCCAGGATAATCTGGTTGGACATATCGACGGGCTGAAGGATAGTTGCGATGTCACCGATACGCTGGCCTGGCTGAACGCCGTGAACGCCGATAGCCTGGCCAATCTCATTGTCCCATCTGCTGATAAGGTCTGCGTTGTAAATGGGCTTACCGAAGCTCAGGAGCTGCTGGTGGCGCATTATCAGCGCGAACATAGAGTTGATATAAATTTGGTTGGGGATGATGCCAGTGACCAGCGCACGGCCGTGGTACTGGTTCTTCTGGCGCTCCCAGTTACCCCAAGCGATGGGGTACAGAGTCAGGCCAGTGTCGACGTCAGAATATATGTCGACGTACTTGGTGCTCTTGGTGACGTGTACCGAAGTGACGAAGTGCTTCATCTTCTTCATCTTGTACTGCGGTGTACCGTCGATGCTCAGGATGGGTTTGCCCTCGTCGTCCTTCAGGGGAATGGGCTCTCCGTCTGAGTCAAGCTCGGGCTCCTCCATAGGCTCGCCCGTCTCGGGGTCAAGCATATCCTCCTCGGTCGTGACCTTGGTGTAGAGGTATGCGTATAGGCACTTGCCCGAGCCGTCGTCAGCCTGTATCAGCTCGGTCTTACCACCTACGCCCGCCATGTCGTACAGCTCGGCGTCGGGCTGAATGGTATCGGCCTCAAGCTCGGTATTGCCCTTATGGTGAGCCTTGTCAAACCGACGCTTCTCCTCGCGCAGGTTCTCCACGGTATCGCGGCCAACAAGCAGAATATAGGGCTGATTCTGGACTTCTCTGTCGTTCGGGTTGCCGAACATGACGTTGATGCCGTCCACCATCTCCATCTTTATCTCGCCGCGGTACGGGCCGAACGCGCCGCCGTAGGGGAGTGCGTAGGGGTCGAAGTAGTAATGGGCGCAATAATCGCCCGTGATAGCACCGTCAAACAGGGCATCGCGGGCGCGGTATTCCATCTTGTGCTTCTCGAATAGGTTCTGGACCTCGGCCGTGGCGTATGTGGCCACGTTGACTTCCTTACCGTCTGCTCCGCTCTGCGGGTGCTTGGGGTCGAACTGACCCGCGCCGTCGTAGTAGCTCAGCGTGTCAAAAGAAATAGTAGTGGCCGTTGCCGTCAGGGACGCGACGAACAGGCTCACTACTCTCTTGATGATATTGAATACAGGTTTGGGAAGTCGGCTCATCGCGGGAGTCTGAGGCACATTCAGCCACTGATTGCCCGCGAAGAACTCAATGTTTGTATTTACAAGACGATACTGGTTGGGTACGAGGCTGTCGTTATAGCTACGGCCGCGCTCGTAATTCAACCAGGTTCTGGTTTTATCATTCTTCTTTTGGAACTCCACTTATTAACCTCCATCATCGGCGGAAAGGACTTTGTCGATGCCGTATGCCATGTCGATGTTGTACCCAATCATCGCCGAGAAAGCCTGTTCCTCCTGCTTGAGCTCAGCGGCTTCTTTCTCGGATAGGGCTTCCATCTTAATCTCGGTCTTGGCCGTATTGACGCGTTCCTTCGCTTTCCACCCGACGACCGCGCCCGCTGCGAATACCAGCAGGACGGCAATCATGCCGAGTGCGCCGTATAAAAATTCCATAATGTGTTCCTCCTATTTGGCGGGGATGGCGGGGGTCGAACCCACAATGAGGGAGTCAAAGTCCCTTGTGTTACCTCTACACTACATCCCTGTGTCTATATACTTATCGCGGAATTTATGCCGTCGGTTCTCCTGGCACCAAGAGCAGCTCCCGTGGTTACGGCAAGCGCAATCTACAGCCTTAGAGCCTCTGTACTGTTTCCGCTTTTCTTTACCGTGCTCAATAGCCTTATTAAGACTCATCGTTCATCCTCCTCACCACTGCCGAGAGCTCTATCTCATCTGCCCTGCGAGCCCTACCCGCGTCGCCCTTAAATGCTATGGTCGCGGCTGACTCGTGGGGCACAAATGGTATAAGGCACACTCGGCCATGATGTGTCGAGACAAGTGCGTACCAGTCCAGGCTGCCGTCCTCGTAGGGAGCGATGCCGCCTCTGATACGATGCTGTAAGTTGAACCTGACCTTATCACCCTCATGGGCCGAGGTCTTAACCTGTATACGCTGCGGCCTATCACCGAACTCTGCGATGAGGTCGGCCGTAACACCGTCGCCGATGGGTAAGTACACCGCGACGCCGAGCTTTGCGAACTCGGCCGTAACAAGTGCCTCCCCAAGTGCGCCGATTTGGACTGCGGTCATGAGAGATACTGCTCCTCTGTTTTGTATACATCGTACATGCTATCGCCGTCCAGGAACGCCTCCTGCTCCTGCTCGGCATACCTGACATCCTCGGGAAGTGCGGGCAGGTCGGCCTCCGCAAGACCCGAAGAGAATATCATATAGCTCAGCGCCTGGGTCGTAGAGTCAACCATATCGTCGTGTGCGCCCGCAGGGAATGAGCTGAATTGGTCGACCAGAGCCTCCGTCCAGCCTTGGCCGAGCGGAAGATACACATGACCTGCCTCTATCGCGGGAGCAACGGCCTGAACACGGGCCTCTTTACCGCCACGGGGATTCACGGGTATGCAGAAGAACTCGCGCTGGAGCACGTCGATAATCGCACTGCCGTTCGCCTTATCCTCAATGAGAATACGGTTGGCGGCGGGGAAGAGCTGCTTTATCATGCGGATGGCATATAGGGTGTCGGTGAAGGTGCGTCGGGTACTGTTGCAGTAGAGGCAGTAGTAGTTGTTCCACCTCTTGCCCCATACCGTGATGGCCACGTCGTCGCTCTTCTCGGTGTTCTTAAACGTGGCGTCGACGGACATAAGCACGGTGCCGAAGCTGTCGATGTCTTTGGGGTCGTAGTAGCGCCACCACTGACGCTTGACGATGTTACCGCCTTCGACACGGGGGTTGCACATGTACAGGGCCGCCCACGCACGAGCGCCGCCCGTGGGGTCGTTGATGTAGCTCTTCTTAAAGTCGGCCAGCCATGCGTTATCCTTACCCAACTCAGGGCACAAGGAGTCGCCAGGAGCACGTCCCAGCAGGTCTCCCTCCTCCGCCTCCACGGGAAGACGGAGGAGCTTGGAGTTGGCCTCGGACGCAAGGATGCGCGCCGCCAGGTCGTCCTCGTGCCACGGGGTCATTATGACTATCACTTTCGCCTGAGCACTGAGACGGGACTTGATGGAGTTCTGCCACTCCTCCCATACTTTGTTACGGAAGGTCTCGGAGTCGGCCTCTTCTCTGTTCTTAACGGGGTCGTCGATGATAACCAGGTTGGCGGGGTTGCCCGTGATACCCGAACGAATACCACGGCTGATAAGCCTACCGACCTTGTTGCCCATCTCGAACTCAGTGGCGCGGTCTATCTGCCCGACCGTCTGACCGAACAGAACTGCGCCGTAGGTTTTTACTTTTTCCTTATTTCGACGACAAAAACGCTCAGCAAAGTCATCGTTATATCCGGCCACAATCACGCGGTCTTTGGGGTATCTACCCATGTACCAGCTTGGGAGCGTCTCCGTTATGGTCATGGACTTGCCGTGCTGAGGGGGAGTCTCGATTACCAGTATGTCGTATGCGTTGTCGGAGGGAGTCTCGATGAAGTCCTGCACAGAGTTGGCGAGGAAGTTACTCAGGCGGGTCTCTTTCCAATCCTGGTGCACATACGGCAAATAGGAGCGATAGTTGCGCCGGGCCAGTTCCCGTCGTGCTAATTCAGCGGTGAGTTGCTGGCGCTCATAGGCGGCGTTATTATCGCTTGTTAAGTTTTTGTCAATCGGATTTTCCATATTGTGATAAGTCGAGGGTCAGAATTGAGTTGAAATTTCCCCCAAAAAGGGAGCCCCCTATACCGATGGGGGTACGGTACAGGGGGCTTGGTGATACTGCGAATTGCAGTATCGGGGTGTAAGAAAGGAGTGTATATGAAAGAAAGTAGCAACCTTAATGAGTGAATAAGATTATGTAAACCACGGAGATTTCCGCGCAAATTATCGCCTATAGCCGCTCCGCCACGCGCCCACCCCCGCGCGGGACTCCCCCACCCTGGGTGGGGGATATGCGTGTGGCCGAGGCAAATGACGTTACATATATAGCTAATCATAGCTATATATGTAACGGTGGGGCAGTCAGCAAATAGTGGGAGACCCCGACACTCTGTGTCGGGAACAAGGGTCACAAGCTATGACAGCAGAGTACCATAGGTACTCTAACCCATTGAGCCACAAGGCTTTTCGGCTATCCGCTGCACCTTCGGTGCAACACCTGGTGCAACATCCCGCCGCCTAAAGCTACGCTTTAGCCTTCGTCGGGGCTCTGCGGAGCTCTAACGGCTATCAGCTCTTCGAGCTGGGCATCGGTTAGTTCGCTCAGGTTCAGCGACTCGAACGGCCTGTCACCGAGGTTTCCAACCTCGACGGCTTGGGCAGGTCTCTCTCCTGCGCTGTCACGCACAAAGCGGGCGGCCTCGACGTCGCCCATGAGAGCTTTCCTCGCAGTAGCTAAAGCTACTGCGTCTGCATTTGTGGGATTTTCTACGCCCATTGCTGTAAGCAATGCCAGGATTTCGTCCTCGTTTGGTGCCGCTCCGCTTAGCGGAGCGTCGAGAATGTCCCTCAGCGCATCCCGCAAAAGACGTTTACGTCTTTTGGCTTGTTGGCTTGCCTTGCCAGCTTTGCTGACCACCGCAGTGTCGACCTCGTGGCCAGGCTCGAACATACGCAGGTTGGCCACGCTATTCGGGTGCTGCCCAGGCCCATATTGGCTCGCCATGAGGCTTCGCCTCCTCTCCTGTCGTTCTCATGCTACATAGTAGCATGAGGTGGTACTGACATTCACTGACATCCTTGACTCAATCTGCACTTTCCTTAAGGGAAAGTGGTGAAATAAAAAACCCTTAAGGGGTTTTTCTCGTTTTCGACCGAGGCTCAACTTCGGCCGAAAATTTTTTTGCTCTCCGTAGGAGAGCAAGGGTCGCGCGCGTGTTGCTGCCAGCGAAAAGGTGCGCACATACGAGACCTTAACACTTTTTTATTCTAAAAAAGTGTTAAAAAAGTTGATTTTTGGGGGTTGACTTTTTCCCGCGCGGCAAGGTGCCAATGGAAAGTGAGCTCGGCGCTGAGGCCACGGCGCTCCGCTCCTCGGTTGACGAACTGAGCATCCGCACCTTGAAAATTGCATATCGTCAGCAACGCAAAGTGGCGAAACGAAATTTTTTGAAAGGAACTTTCAACATGATTTACAACTACTCCTACAAGCCCACCCCTCGTTTCAGCTTCGCTGGAAACGAAAACACCGCCACCACCCGTACCTACGGCCTTGAGGTCGAGGTCGACTCTGCCTACGGCATCGCACTCCGTTGCAACAAGCACGACTTGAGCGATAAGCTCAACGGCATCACTGACCTGCTGTACTGCAAGAACGACGGCTCGCTCGGCGACCACGGCGTTGAGCTTGTCAGCCACCCTTGCTCGCTGCGCTTCCACATGAACAACATGCGCTGGAAGTACATCGCCCAAACCTGCGTGAAGAACGGCTTCCGCTCTCACGATAGTGAGAGCGCAACCTGCGGTCTCCACATCCACGTCGGCCGAGCACAGCTCGGTAGCGACTGGCGGGAACGCGACGAAACCGTCCGCAAGATTATCGTTCTTGTAGAACGATACTGGTCGGAGCTCGTCCCCTTCACCCGCCGCAACAGCAGCGCCCTCCGCCAGTGGGCGCCCCGCCCCCAGTGTCACTCCTGGTACCGCCCCGAGATGAGCGGAGACGAAGTCTCCGACCAGGTGAACTATGAAATTGTCGCCTACAGCGACGACCACGACGACCGCTATACAGCGGTAAACGTCACCAACGACGCAACCATCGAGTTTCGCATCTTCAGAGGAACTCTGAAGAGAGACACCCTCATCGCCGCCATCCAGCTCGTGGATAACATCTGCGAGTACGCCATGACCCACTCCTGGGACGACATCCAGGCAAGCTCCTGGGAGGACGTAGTCCTCTGCAAGCACTGGAACGAGCTCGACGCCTACATGCTCAAGCTCGGCCTGGTGTCCGCCTCCGCAGTCCCCGCAGAACCCATCCGCTCCCACAGAACGCCCGACTTCGGCGGTGCTGACGGTATCGCAACCGTAGCCTGATTAATCAGGCTACGCCCCCACCTGACGAGACCTGGACGACAACCAGGCGAAACACTCCCTTCAGGGAGTGTCGTGGGAAGTCATGAGCCCACAGCACCTTGAAAACTCAATACCGAAAAGGAGGTATACACTATGTGTATAATCGCTGCAAAACCCGCTAACACCAAGATGCCCACCCAGGACACCCTCGAGAACATGTGGTACGGCAACCCGGACGGAGCTGGCATCATGTACGTGAAGGACGGCAAAGTCCGCATCGAGAAAGGTCTAATGACCTTTAAGGCATTCAACGAAAAGCTCGATGAAATCCGCAAGCAGGTCGACCTCACGACCGTCCCCGTGGTCATGCACTTCCGCATCACCACCCATGGCGGCACCTGCCCCGCAAACACCCATCCGTTCCCCGTGACCGACTCCGTCAAGCTCTTGCAGAGAACAAGCCTGGCAACCTCGGTGGGCGTAGCCCACAACGGCATCATCCCCATCACGCCTCGCAAGGGTATCTCCGATACCATGGAGTACATCGCCTCCCAGCTTGCTCCGCTCAGCAAGGCTTTGCCTCGCTGGTACAAGAACAGCGACGCTGTCACCCTCGTAAAGAACGGCATCCAGAGCAAGATGGCCGTGCTCACGAGTAAGGGCGAGCTCGTCACCATCGGCGACTTCGTCGAAGACGAAGGCATCCTCTACTCCAACTACTCCTACAACGGCTGGGGACGCTACTCCCGCTTCGGCTACGCCGACTGGGACTACTTCGGCGACGACTGGAGCTATAGCTCCAAGACAAGCTCAAAGGGCAAGAGCAAAGGCAAGGGCAAGAGCAAAAAGACCAACAAGCCTGGCTCGGCCATGCCCACCAGCACCTCTGCGACCAAGCAGGAGAACACGGTCGTAGAGGTCAGCCGCAAGGCACTCATGTGGCTCTGCGAAGCAGACCCTGGAGCGTTCATCTACACGGAGACAGGCAACCTGGTCGAGGGCGAGGAGTTCCTCATGGACTCCGACAACAACCTCTATGTCTACGACATAGACGGAGACTACGCAGTCAAAAAGACTGGCTACCGCGCTTATTCCTCGTCAAACGGAAACATCCGTTTTGACGAAAGCAAGGCATCGCTCGAGTACGTACTCGATGACTTCCCCTGGGACGATTAATCGTCCCAAGCATCCCGCCTGATGAGAGCTGAGTGGTGCTCAGCCGAAACACTCCCGAAAGGGAGTGTCGTGGGAAACCACAAATCCAACTCCAAAGGAGACCACACTATGAGATACCGCATCTTCTGGACAAATGTGAGCTTCAACCGAGCTTGCGAAATCGTGGCGGCATGCGGCCACAAACTATGCAGTGTCACCTACGACTTCGCCTCCGGCGAAAACGTCTTCAGCGACAATCGAGAAAACATCATCGCAAAATACAGCGAAATCACAGGGAACATTCTTGTTCCCTGCAACTGAGAAAGGAGATTTGCCCATGAAAATAACCCGTAACGGCCATGAATACGAGCTCACTGCGACCGAAATGCGCCTGGCCTACGAAGAGCAAGACCGCTACTACGACAAGCTCGACCTCGAAAACTTCTTCGACTCTCATACGGAGTGTGAGGAATACGGCTGGTACAACCTTGCTGACCGCGACACCAAAGACGCAATCCTTGAGTACATGGCCGAGAAATACCACGAGGTCACGGCCAGGCACGACACCTGGGAGGACGCTATGGAGGCCATCAGCGAGCTCGACTACGAGCGACCTGGCTGGCAAGAGGAAGTCATCTCGACCGCAGAGGCGATAGCCTGGCGAGCGGCCGAAGAAGCACGCTATGACGCATGGCTCGACAGTGAGCTGACCCTCAGCAACCCCACCTGACGAGAGCTGGATGGCAACCAGCCGAAACGCTCCTATTGGAGCGTCGTGGGCAGCCGCACACACTGCACGAAACCACACACGGACACGAGACTTCGTCCGAAGGACGAAAAAAGTGAAATTTCCCTCTTGACTGTTTTCCTGTGGGCGAACGCGATAATGGAAAGTGCAAGGCGACACCGACAACCAAACACCGAAAGGAGAAAACGAAATGAAAACCACTTACACCTGTACCACCTGGAACGGCGAGACCTTCAAGAAAGAGCACGACGATGTTTGTGCCACCCACATGTTCGAGGTTGCGGACATGCTCATGGGCCCTGGCATCATGCGGGTCGACATCGACCACATCGCTGACAACGGCAATCACACCCACGGCTACAAGCTCAACACCGCCGTACCAGCGGGATACCACTGGGCGGTCGTACCCGACGAGGCGTAACCCCACCTGATGAGAGCTGAGTGGTACTCAGCCGAAACACTCCCTTTCGGGAGTGTCGTGGGAAACCACAAATCCAACTCCAAAGGAGACCACACCATGAACGACACCCGAAAAGCCCTGCAAGGCCACTGCGAATACGTCCGCAAGGAACTCCGTTCCGTCATCGACGGAGAGAGCAAAGACTACGAGGACATCTACGAGTACCTCAGCGACGTGCTCGATGTTGAGTACCGACTCGACTCCAGCTTCAACCTCAGAGGCGTGGAGGTATCCGTCACCCTGGGCGGCCCGAACGTGTGGATAGACACCTACGCCGAGACCGTAGAGGGCGCATGGGGCACGGAGCGCGTCAGCCTCTGCCTCGACCGCGACATCTGCTCCGCAATCGACGACTACTACGAGGACTACATCAACGCATACATCCACCGCTGAAAGGAGACCACACTATGCCCGAAGACTCCGTCATTTCCTGGATGTTTTTAATCATCATCAACATCATCGGCTTCATCAAGGTCTTAAAGACCTTACTGTGAAAGGAGAAACACCGTATGAACACAACCACGCTTGTAGACCGCATCCGCAACGCAGAAAAAGTTCTTGACTTCCACGCAAACGAGCTTAGGTGCAAAGCCGACGCTCTCCGCTTTGAAGCCTCCCGCCTCTCCGAACGTGAAATCGCCAGGGGACATCTCGACTCCCGCTTATCTGACCTACGCGCCGCCTACACTCAAGTACGAGCAGACGAGGCCGTACTCAGCCAGCTACATGCTATCCTCGACGACACATCCGCATCCGACTAACCCACCCGATGAGAGCTGAGTGGTGCTCAGCCGAAACGCTCCAATAGGAGCGTCGTGGGAAACCACATGAACCTTGACAACCGAAAGGAGACCACACTATGGACTTGACAGGCCGAGAATTTGGAAGGCTGAAAGTCCTCGGCCCCGCGGAGCGCCACGGCTACGTACTGTGCCAGTGCTCATGTGGAAAGACCAAGTCGATACGAGCTACAAGTCTGACCAAGCACGACCAACCGACACGCTCATGCGGCTGCATCCAGCGAGAAGCCGCTCAGCGCATCGGTGCGAACACCATCCGAGGAAACGCAAAGCCCCAGGTCAGAACAAACGTCCTCTACAACACCAACTTCCAGGTAATCGAGAAAGACACCCCACCAAAGAACAACAAGAGCGGTCACACGGGAGTATGGTGGAACGAACGACGCGGACTGTGGGAGGCATACATCCAGGTGCACGGCAAGCGTAAACACCTGGGCCGATATGCCCGCCAAGAGGACGCGATTAAAGCACGAAAGCTCGGGGAGGAAAAATACTTCACCCCGCTCATCGAAATGAAAGGAGACCACACTCATGCCTAA